TTCGGCCGGCTCCTCTGGTCCTACCTCGTCGGCGCGAATTGGCTGAATTACAACTACGCCCTCAAGATTACCGACATCCGCGAGGGGCCGACCCCGGCGCCCACGCCCACGCCCACGCCCACGCCCACGCCGACACCGGTTCCTACACCCACGCCCACGCCGGGCGGAGCGGCGTCGGAAGTGCTGGCTCTGCTGAACCAGGCGCGGGCGGCGGCGGGTCTGCGCGCCCTCGTTTTCCAATTGCAGTTGACGCGGGCCGCCCAGGGCTACGCCCAGCAGCTTGCATCGGGTATTCCATTTTCACACACCGGCCCCGACGGCTCCACGCCGTTCAGCCGGATGCAGGCTGCCGGCTATCGTGGTACGATCATGGGCGAGAACATTGCCCGCGGGTTCTTGACGGCGAGCGCGGTGATGAGCGCCTGGATGAACAGCGCCGGCCATCGGGCGAACATCCTGGAGCCGCGCTATACCGAGGTCGGGATCGGCGTGTGGGGGGATTCCTGGGTTCAGGACTTCGGCGGCGGCGGTCCCACTCCTACTCCTACGCCGGTTCCCGTCCCCGTGCCTGTCCCACCGGTCCCAACGCCTGTTCCGCCTACGCCCACGCCCGCGACGGCGATCATCCGCGACGTGTGGGATGCGCAGGGCAACCGCGGCATCCGCACGGCGGTCTACGGCCAACCGCTCCAGATTTTGGGCGCGGGCTTTGGGATCGAGAGGGGCCGTGTGACGATCATGGGGCAATCGGTATCATTCATCAACGTGTGGTCGGACACGGTGCTCGGAGTGGCCGCGCCTCTTGTGGCCGATCCACCACCCTTCGTCGGTGTGATCGCCGTCTACCGGTCGGATGCGCCCCCGAATACGCCCAGCGCGGTGTCTACTTTCCAGTTCGCTCTGAAGCCGCCCGGTCCCACGCCGACGCCGGTCCCGCCGGCCCCTACTCCCGCGGAGAGCGTGTCCCTCGCGGGGCGCCTCACGGGCGCGGGGGCGAGGAGTGTCGTCTCGGACGAGACCCTGAACGTGGCGCGCGGAGGCAGTCCGCTGGGCACGCTCCTGGTGACACAGGTGACGCGGGACGCACAGCCCATCCCCACGCCGGGACCGCTGCCTGGCGAGGGCGGTGAGATCGGAGAGCCCTACTTCCCAGGCGCCGAGCCGCCGGGCGACCTACCGGCCGGCGAGATCGGGGAACCCTGGTTGCCGCCAGGGGCAGCGGCGGATGAATAAGGAGGCGATCGATCGGGTAGAATCACAGCAAAGGAGGCCGGGAGTGAAGATCCAGGCCGAGGTGAATCTCAATGTCAACTTCCGCGGTATGGGCGAGCTGGTTGCCGCCGCGGAGCGTATCGAGTGCGCGCAGGCCGAGATGGCGCGCGAACTCAAGAAAATGGAGCGTTTCATGGCCGCGAGCCGAGAAGAACTGAAAGCCGCAATGACCGACGTCGCCGATAAGCTGACGTCGGTCGGGCAGGATGTGAAGGACGGGATCAAGCGCCTGGTCGATAAGGTGAACGCCGGCCAGGACTTCAGCGCCGAGGTGGCGCAGATGAACGCGCTGGGTGAGGGCCTGGTGGCGATTGACGCCGACGCCCTGGCGGCGGGCCAGGACATCGTGCCGGTGCCGGTTCCCACGCCCACACCGGGTCCGTTCCCCGGCAGAGCACCCTAGCAAGCACCCTGGCAAGCAGCAGCGCCGGTCCTCGCAACAGTTTTGCGAGGACCGGCTCAAGGAAAAGCCATGAGTTGGCGAGCGGAGTGTACGTTGCAGCCCAACTGGGATGAGCCCCGGTTGAACGAGGCGCTGGAGACCATGGAGGTGGTCGGCGCCGGTGATGCCTCCGAAGCACAGGTCGAGGCCGTCGATGCCGCCAAAGGGGCGGTGCGGAAGCTTCTTGGCAGCGATGCGTTCGGCGCCTACCCGTATGAGGACGGCGTTCGCATCACGCTTTCGGGCCACGCCAACCCCGGCCACGCGCCATCCGCCGGGGCAACCCCGGATTATGTGACGGTCACGGTGGCCCAGCAGCCCAGGATGCCGCTTTCGCCTGTGCCGGGCGCGGAAGGGAGCAGGGGCGAAGGGTGAAGCTGGGCGATGTGCTGGAGAAGCTGGCGCTGGCCTCGCAGATCCAGGCGCACCTGAAAGAACTGCGCGACCTCGCGCCGGGTGAGAGCGCGCAGGTGCCCGTGATCCGCTTCAAGGCCAATGGGAAGCGGTATGCCTGGGGGCCGGCGCAGGTAAAGCGGGAATGAGCAAGGCGGCGGCGGCAGTCCAGAGATCATGTGAGATGTGCGGCGGGCCGGTCGAACGAGGCCCCAGGGCGCTCGTCTGCTCCGACGCCTGCTGCAAGGCCAAGAAATCGGCTTATGACCGTGCCTACGCATCGAGTCGCCCCCGGGTCGCGGTCCCGAAAGTGAAGACGAAACACTGCCCCGGCTGCGATCAGCGGCTCCCGGCCCACGCGTTCCACCGCAACCGCTCGGCGCCCTCCGGCCTCAATGGTTACTGTCGGGAGTGCCGGCGCGTCCAGGTCTCTCATCCAGCCGCCGCCGCCAAAGAGCGGGCGCGCAAGGAGCGCTGGTACTCGCGTCACCGGGAAACGATGCGCCGGCCGGGCGAGAGCCCGCTAGTGGGCCGAGCCCCGCCGGCGTGAGAAGCACATTGCGTCTGGAAAGGCGCGCTACGATGCCGACCGTGAGGCGATACTTGCGGCGCGGCATGAACGCTACCGGCAGCGCAAGAAGCGGGAGCGGACGGCGCCGAAGCGTCTCTGTGTGTGCGGTCGCGAGTTCGCGGTGAGCGCGGACGGGCCGGGGTGGGCGCAGTGGTTCTGTTCGCGGGCCTGTCACTCCGGGACGGTCGGTGGGCGGCTGGAGATGGTGGCGTAAAATGCGAGCGCCTTCTGGCTAACGGTATGAATGATCTGGTTGAAGCGCAAGAGCGGACGGAAAGCACGCCCAAAAAAGAGGTCTGGGAGGATCGCTTCTTCGCGCTCGTCGCCGAGACGGGGAACGTGACCCGGGCGTGCAAGGGCGCACGTGTGGGCCGCACGTTGGTCTATGAGCACCGGAGGACGCGGCCCGAGTTCGCCAGGCGTTGGAAGGAAGCAGAGGCGATGGGCGTTGCGGCTCTGGAGGATGAGGCCAGGCGGCGGGCCTTCAAGGGCAGCGATACGCTGGTGATCTTTCTTTTGAAGTCACATTGCCCGGAGGTGTATCGCGAGATTGTCCGCAACGAGCTTCTCACGCCTCCCGGCGAGGCGCTTCGGGGCCAGTTCGTGATCGAATATGTCAACGATTGGCGGGATAACAGCGCCTCGGAATGAAACCAGGATACGCCTGCCCTACCCGCACCCTGGACAGCAGCGGGTGCGCCGGGAGGCGAAGCGCCACAACTGGCTCGCGGCCGGTCGCCGCTGGCGGAAGACAACGCTGGCAATGGCGATTGCCGTCGAGGAGGCGTTCGCGGGTGGAATCGTGGTGTGGGGCGCTCCGGTCTACGATCAGGTGCGCATCTGCTGGGGGGAGACGCAGCGTGCAGCCAGGGGTGTCGCCGAGTTCCGTGTGGGAACGATGACGGCATTCTTTCCCGGCGGCGGGCAGATCATCTATCGATCGCTGGATCACGCCGACAACGTGCGCGGGTTCACGGCGACAGGGGTGGTGATCGACGAGGCCGGGGACGTGACGCAGAGCGCGTGGTATGAGGTGCTGCGCCCGATGCTCATTGACACCGGGGGGTGGTCGTGGGCGATCGGGACGCCGAAAGGGCTGAATTACTTTTGGCGAGAACACACAGCGGCGAAAGAGAGGCCGGACAGTGCTTCGTGGTCCACGCCGACGCTTGGCGTGGCTATTGGCGAGCATGGACTGGTGCGAGCGCCACACCCGCTAGAGAATCCCTCGATCAGTTTCGAGGAGATTGAGCAGCTTTTCCAGACCACCCCCGAACGCATCTTTCAGCAGGAGGTGCTTTCCGCGTTTCTGGAGGATGGTGGCTCCGTGTTCCGAAACGTCTCGGCCTGTGTCGTTCCGGGCCAGACTGAAAACCAAGCCGCCGCCGCCTGCTGCTGCCTAGGCGTGGATCTGGCGCGCATTGAGGACTTCACGGTGCTGACGGTGCTGGATGCCGCCGGCCGCCAACTCTACTTTGACCGGTTCCGCGAAGTCTCCTGGGAGCGGCAGATCGAGGCGATCATCCGCACGGCCAGGAAGTATGCGGCGACGGTCGTTATGGACTCGACTGGGGTAGGAGATCCGCCTTTTGAGGCAGTGCGAAAGGCGGGCGTCTCGGTGCAGGGATACCAGTTCACCCACGCCAGTAAGGAGCGGTTGATCGACGCGCTGGCTATGGGCCTGGAGCATGGGGACCTGAAGCTGATGGACATTCCGCAGCAGACGGCGGAACTACTGGCCTACCAGTATGAGCTGACGCCTTCCCGGAACGTGCGGATGAACGCGCCGGCCGGCTTCCATGATGACACGGTTGTCGCATTGGCGCTCGCCTGGTGGGGGGCACGCAGGCCGGCGGCGGCTCGGCCCCAGGCCGGTGGGCAACGGGCGGCGGCGGCTTATCCGATAGCGAGCGGGAACGGTGCCGCGGGAAGGGCGCAGAAGGTGAGCGATGTCCTGGGGAGATTGCGATGAGTGATCCTGTCAGAGAGGTATTCGGTGAGGCGTGGCCCGCGCCCATTTCGACTTACGGATTTCCGTTTGAAGCCGTCAGTGAGCCGCCGTCGGCTGAAGGCCCTATCAGGGAGGAGGACGATCCGTTTAGCGAGAAGCCGAACGAAAGGGCCGGCCGATTACACGGGGCCGCTCGTGACCCAGGAGCGGCCCCGTGCGAGGAAGTCCCCACGATGCCCAACGGCGTGACGATCTACCGGCAGCAGACGGTGGGAGGCACCTATCTCTACCTCACGGACGAGATCGGGGGCGGCGCGGTGGTCTTCGATACGGTCGTGAACCTGGATACGATTGAGACGGCGCTCTACATGGAGCGGATGCGGCGGATGCAGGAGCGGGTGGAGAAGGAGCCGGCGCGGCAAGAACCTGTCAAGGAAACCGCGATATAATCTGCGAGAGGCTCTCCCTCATGGGAGCCCTCTATAGCATCTTGCCGGCTCGCTTTTAAATGACACGGAGGGGCTGCTGACGATTGAATCGGATGCGGCATCGGGTGGCGCGATGATCTTCGGATACTTCGGATGTCACGAAAAGCCGGGACACTACTTCTGGGCGCCGGGAATGATCCACTGGATGGATGCCGCGGAGGTCGTTCCCTGGGGCTGGAAGGTGGATGGCACTCTCTGCCCCGGCTACGTAGGACCTTTTCAGCGCACCCACGGCCGGGAGGATGTTGCCGCTGTACATTACCGGGACGGGTGGACGGCGCTCGCGATGTGGGACACGTCTGTTGATCCGCGGCCCGGCTCGTGCAGTGTGTTCGTGGCGAAGGGTGGGTTCACCCAAGAGGAGATGATGTGGTTGGCCGAGGAGCATTTCCCGGAAGTTACAAACCGCCTCTGGGCTTGGCACACCATCAAGTTAGGTTTTACGGCAGCGAGTGCTACGCGATGACCACCTGCTTGATCTGCGGGATGCCTTGCGCGGCCGGCGTCCACCCCAGCCCGCGCCGCTGCATCGAGGCGCTGGGCCAGCAGGTGACGGTGCTGCAGGGGCAGGTGGCGGCGCTCTCGGAGCGGATCGATGCGCTCCAGCAGAGGACGCTGCCGCTCGTGCGCTATGGGGCGAGGATCGGCGGATGAGCGAGTTGACCGAGGTACCCGCGGAACGCAGCCGCGTCCATTACGCGGGGCAGGATTGGCTGCTCTGGGACTGTCCCGCCTGCGGTCGTCACAACGGTCTGGTCGCGGAGCACTATGCCCACGGGGTGCTGCCCGTCTGTCCGTGCGGCCGGCGCGTGACGCTCAAGGAGGTGGAGGCGGGCTGATGCCCTTCTACACACGCTGCGGGCGAACTGCGAATTGGGGCGCCGACCTGACGCCGGATGAAATGCAGGCCCTCCGTGAGGGCGAAATCCTCATCCTTCTTGGCGAGGAAGGCCGCCCCCATTCGGAGCTGCTGATGGACAACTATGGGCTCATCCGGGAGCGAGCAACGCCGGAGGCGCGAGAATGAACCGGCGCGCGTTCCTGGGCTTCCTGGCGGTGCTCACGAGCGCTCCGGTTGCCGCCAAGGCATTCATCAAGCCGCCGCCGCCGCTTTTGCCTCTCGCCTACGTTGCGAGTGAGGTGCGTTGGGACTTCATTGCGGAGCGTTACGGCTCCTCTTCGCTGCTCACCGACGAGGATCGGCAAAAGGTGGAGCGGTATCTGGCCGAGAAATGGGGCTTCGCGTAAGTGGCAAGCCGCACGATCTACACCTGCGACGTATGCCGGGAGGAGATACCGGATGCGGAGGTATGCCGCCTGGAGGTCTCGATGCCCGCCTACTCGGTGTCTCGCGACGTACACGAGGCGTGTCTCGTGCGGGTGTTTGCCACGGGAGGGGAGCCGGAACTGCTCGCCTATGACAAAGCGCAGGGGACGTGATCGGCCGCGCATCTCCCACGGCCTGGCTCACGGAAGCCGAGCCGGTGGAGTCGCCCGAGCCGCTGTCATGCGACCGGTGCCGGGGTGCGTCAAGGAAGCTGTTCGCGGTGACGTTTCAGGTGAGCGGGCTGACGCTCCTGCACTGCGCGGCGTGCCATTTTGAGTTGAGGCTCGCCTACGGGCTGGAGGTGAACGGGTGAGCGCGACACTGGGGCGGAAGGCGCGGGCGAAGACTGACTGGGAGGAGGTGCTGGCCACAACCGCCGGGGTGCTGGCCGGGAGTGTTGTGGGCGTGCTCGTCTTTGTCGTCCTGGCTCTACCACTCGTGATGTGGACCGCTTTCGTGATGCGGGCGCTTTGGGGCTGGTTCGTCGTGCCCCTGGGCGGGCCGGTGCTGCCATTCCCCCTTGCGGTCGGTCTGATGCTGCTCCTGCGCCATTGCCAGCAGGCTATCTACCTGACGGACCTGATGGCCGAGGAGCAGAAGCGGGGCCTGTGGAAGACAGGCGTGTGGCGAACGCTCCTTGCTCCCGCACTCACGTTGGGCCTGGGGTGGATCGTTCACCTCTGGGCGGGAGGCAGGTGAGCGGTATGTGGGTGGTCTATCTCAACGTCCAGGGCTATCTCGATCTGCGCGGGAAACGCAAGCATCTCCGCGAGGAGGCGTTCCGCGACGCGACCCGCGAGAACTGCCTGGCGTGGATCAGAGAGCACGCCACGGACGGCGGTGAGTATGAGGTCGTCGAGGTCGTGCGGAAGTCGGAGGTGTGAGGTGCAATTGGAACTGCCGTTGGAGGGGATCGCGATGAGCGTTGGCCTGGAGGAGCGTCGTGAGGAGTGCCGCTGCGAGTACCCGAAGATCATCCACAACAACGGCAGCGGTCACGCGCCTTCCTGCCCGGTCCACAGGCAATGGCTGCGGATGCAGCGGAGCGCGCTGAAGATGATCCGAAAGCCGGATGTCACCGTCACGTCGAGGTAACTGGATGCTCGTTGAGTTTCAGTATACGGACGCGACCGGAGAACTGTGCGCCTGCGAGGCCGAAATGGACCGGATGCCCGTCGCTGATGAGTATCTGAACGTGCTGACGAATGCGGCCCTGGAGCCCTACTGGGAAGAAGAGGCGGCTCGTGACCGCGCCAAGAAAGAGTATGCCGAGAAGATCGCCGCGCAGGCGAACCGCGCCAGGCCCAAGACGCCGCAGCGCGATCCCTGGGCCGCGCTGGAAGCAGCCGCGACCATTCAGCAGCAGGAGCGCACACGTTAACCGATGCCCGATAGCCAGATCACCGAGGTCATCCCCGTTCCACCCCCGGAGAAGCGCCCTCCCGGCCGTCCCCGAAACGCGCCTCGGGTCAGCGCGGACGCGAATCGTGAGTACGTCGCTGCCGGTGGCTGGTCGCCGTTCCTGGCGGACTACTACCGCTCGCTTCCTAAATACATCGATGGGATCGAGCGCACCGTGGGAGCGGATGTCTACGAGCGGATGCTCGAAGATCCGCAGATATTCTCGGACATCAGTATCCTGAAGCAGGCGGTGATCGGACAGAAGATCGAGCTTTCGCCGTCGGTGGACGAGGAGGACCCCCGCTATGAACAGGCCCAGGAGTACCTCGACTTCTGCGAGCGCTGTCTCGCCAGGCTCCATGAGTTCCGCACCGCCACCCTCTACGAGCTGCTGGACGGCATCGCCTTCGGCCACCGCCTGGCGGAACAGGTTTACGAGGTCGCAGGGAGCGGTCCCGACGCCGGGAAGCTCGTCCCCAAGGCGATCAAGCTCAAGAGCCGGGACAGCTACGCCTTCGTGGTGGATCCCTATATGAACTGGGTGGGCGTGCTCGGTGTGGTCCCCGGCCTCTACTACCAGATGCTTCAGGGCGTCCTGGCGATGCGGGGCGAGGATCTGGGGAAGCTGCCCAACCTCCTGCCCCGCGGCAAGTTCGTGCTGTTCAGCATCCTGGGAAAGAACGGCGATCCTCGCGGCTCGGCGTGGATACGCGCTGCGTACAATTCGTGGTGGCTGAAGACGCAAGTTTGGCCGGAGTTCTACAAGTTTCTGCTCCAGTTTGCATCGCCCTCCGTGATCGGCACGACGGCCCCCGACGCGCAGGCCCGACCGAAGCTGGACGAGAACGGCGATCCGATCCTGGACGAGACCGACACCCCCGTCATCGTCGATCCCGTGCAGGATATGCTGGCCTCCTTGCTCACGTTCCACAACTCCACGGCGCTGGCCATCCCGAACGGCGCGGAAGTGAAAACGCTGTTCGCTTTCACTACCGGGGACGCCTTCCGGTTGGCGATCGACCTCTTCAACCACGAGATCAACCAGGGCATCCTCTTCCAATCGCTCGCCACCCAGGAAGCGCAGTTCGGCTCCCGCGCCGCGTCCCAGGTCCACCAGGACATCCTGGAACTGCCGATCCAATACCTGCGCACGCGCGCGGAGGAGATGATCCGCCTGGACATGTTCGCGAACTGGTTGCGGCTGAACTACGGGGAGGAGGCGGTGGACCTCGCGCCCTACCCCAACCTCGGGGACACGGAGCAGCAGAACTTCGCGGTGAAGGCGTCGAGCGTCGCGAGCCTCATGCGGAGCGGCTACTTCGATCCGGGACAGCTCCGCGACATGGACCAGGAGCTGGGGGTGCCGATGCGCTCGGCGGAGGACGTGGCACGCCGGCAGAAGCAGGCGGACATCGCTGCGATGCCTCAAGAAGAGCCGGCCGCCGCCGCCAATGCCGGTGGGACGGTGCAGGGGGTGGGGCAGAATGAGAAGGCGGCGGCGGCTTCCAATGGGAGCGGAGGGATCAATGCCGGAGCATGATACCCCGACCGTATCGCCCCACCGGCTCACCAGGGCCGAGCAGGCGGCCGAGGAATACGAGAGCGCCGTCCTTGGGGAACTGGGGCGGACGGGCTGGCCGGCGCACGCCGCTATCGAGCCGGCGTTCCTGGCCGGTGTGGAATGGATGGCGCAGTGGCACGATAACAAGACGTGCATCTGCACCAATCCCGAGCGGGCGAGGTGTCGCGTGATGCCGGCGGGCAGCTGTCCCTGCCGGTGTCACCGGGAAGCGGCGGCGGCTTCTAATGGGGGCGGGGGATGAGCAAGCCTGGCGCAGATATTACGCTGTGGTGTGCCCGGTGCGGTCACGCCGAGATTTTCACGGCCGCAGAGATAGATGAAGTTACCCACGGGTCGGATGGGTGGTTGTTTGACGCTCTCGGCCGGTTCGTCATCGCTCTCATCCGTTTCTTCGCCTGGCTGTCGCGGTACCACCTTTATCTCTGCCCCGACTGCCGCGAAGCGTGGGATAAGGAGGTTTTGACCCGGAAGCGCTGGCGCAGGATCTGGCGAAAGGAAGAACGAGAGCGGAGGGATGATTGATGTGCGGCGGCGAGCGGTGGAAGGAAGTCCGCGACCTGGAGGGGAACCTGGTCCTCAAGGTCGATCCCAAGCGCGCCGTCGTCGAGGTGAAGAAGCGTGGGTTCCCGCCGGTGCGTGTCGATCTCACCCGCTACGGGGTGCGGCCCGAAGAAGAGGTTGACGGCGGCCCGGAAGTGGGTTAAGATACAGGTAAGCGTAAGTTTTGCCGGGAGTCCGCGTCCGCAGGGCGAGAGACTGACTCTTATCGGTTGGCCGGGTATCCCGGTCCTTCCGGCGAACGTTCGGAGGGCGTGGTCCCGAGCTTTCTCCGACCAAAACGAATTCGGGACCCGATTTGAGCCTGCGCCCTGACGTGGGAAGCATACACACTTGAAACGTGACCGGCTTCCCCGACTTGTGCGGGCGTGCAGGGTTCCGCTTTGGCGTTGACATGTCGCGGGAAGTAAAACTTCTTTGCCTGTCTGATCAGCCGGTAACCGGGCGGAGCAGCTTTGAGATTTCGGGCGGCGGCGTGGAAGTTACAGACACGCTGATAGTCGCTAAATGACACCGAAAAGGGCGCCCCGCGCGCGTTAACGGCCGGGGAACGCCCGGCGAAAGCGACTGATACGCGAGAGGTGTAGGAGAGGGTTGACGCCCCTCCCGCCCGAATGACTCGAGAATTCCATAACGGCGAGGCGTTCTTCCGAGCGCCCACACACGAGAGTTCCTAGAGGGCCGCGTGACAAGCAATCAGCTTGTCACGCGGCCCTCTTTTTGTTTGCCTCGGACACACGATGCCCGACACGAAGCTGATACCGAGCCCCTTCCAGGAGCTTGGCTACGATGCGGAGCGCTGCCGGCGCCGCCGCCGCCTGGCCGCGGTCCGTGACGGCGTGGAAGCGGCTCCGGTGCGTTTCCTTCCTTTCCCACCGGAGCCGCTTCCCGCGCCCCGCATCCTCTTCTCCGCGGGCGAGCTTCCCGAAACGCACGACGAGGAGATGGTTGCGATCAATGCCCTCCTCCCCGCCAATGCCCCGCCGCTCTCCTCCGATGAGGTGTTCATCCACTACATGGAGGCGGCGAACGGTAACTTCGTGGAGGACCGATGGCTGTTCCTCGGGGACCGGACCCTAAAGAACATCGCCGCCGACGCGGCCCGCGGCTTCGCGTTCATGAACAGCCACCGCACGGGCGGGCTCTCTTCTCCCAGCGAGCTTCCCTTCGGCAAGACCTTCGCCGGCCGCTACGAGGCCTATCTGGACAAGGGCGATGTGCGGCGTGATCGGTCTCTGATCGGCTTCTACATGCTCCAGGGCATCCACCCGAACGGCGCTTCCGGTCCCTCGACGGACGACCTCTCCCGGATGATCGACGGCGGCACGCTGTTCGATGTGTCCATGGGCCTCTCCGGCGGCGTATCTATCTGCGACATCTGCGGCAACGAGCTTTCCGCCTGCGATCCGGAGAGCGGTGGGTATCTCTGCCGCCACTTCCCCGGCAGTACCCGGCGGATGAGCGAGGAGGAGCAGGCCGCGCAGATGGCCCGTGGCGTGCCGCACGGGAAAGCCTCCTACACGCTTCAGGACGCGCGCGCCGCGGAGTGCTCCGGGGTGTATGACGGCGCGGTCCCCGGCGCCGGCTTCTGCAAGGCGCTCGCCCTCGCCCGCGGTGGCGACCTCGACGCGGCGGAGCTGCTGGAGGCCAGAGGCGCTTACAAGACGCTGCTCTCGCGCGGTGATTTCGAGCCGATTGCGACGGCGACCCATTACTCGTCCGCTGATCCCGGAAACCCTGCCGTCTCCATCGCCAAAGGCGGCGGCGGCGGCCTTTTGATAGATACAACGGAACGCAAACCCACGCCCGCGGCTTCGGCCAGGACGCACAACAAGAGGAAACCTATGTCACTCATGGATCGCATCAAGGCGGCCCTGATAGCTGCGGAGCCGGCCGAGTTCGAGGAACTGGAGACGGCTGTGGAGGTTCCGTCGAGAACCAATACCCAGGAAGCCGCCGCCGCCAGTCCTGCGCGCGACACCGCGAGCGCCGTCATGGCGGCCCAGCTCAAAGCCCTACAAGAGCAGTTGGCCGCGCAGCAGCAGCGCACGGCCGAGGAGGATGCCCGCCGCATCGAAGCGGACGCGGTGCGCTTCGCCGCGGACATGGTGCGCGAGGGACGGGCGCTGCCTCCGGAGCAGCCTGCCATGATCGCGGCGTTCCAGCAGGCGGCGCACGATGACCGCGCCGTTCCCGTGAAGATCACCTTCGGCGCGGACCGGGAGGGACAGCCCCAGGTGGGCACGCGCCTGGAGGCGTTCCAGGCGCTCTACACGGCGCGCTCCCCGCACGCGCTCTACGGGGAGATGCCGGCCGGCAGGCTGCCCGAGGGCGTGCAGGTGATCTGGAACAAGAGCGGCGACGAGGCGACGAAGCCGCTGCCGGCCGAGGAGCATGACCGGCTGCTCGCCTTCACAGAGACCGGCCGCGCCATCCTGCGCGAGCGGAAGAACGGACGGGGGGCGTAACCGATGCGAGCGACCATTGCGACCTGGAGCGGCAAGAAGCTGGAGCCGGCGATCTATCCCTACATCGCCGATACCCTCGCCGTGATGATCGAGCCCGCGGCGGCGGACACGGTGGAGTATGCGCGCGGGACCGTCATGGGCCGCGTCACCGATACCGGCACCTACAAGGCGTATTCAACCGCCGCCGCCGACGGCTCGGAGGTGGCGGCCGGTCTTCTGCTCTATGACATCTCCGTCGATACCGCGGGCAAGATCGCCCAGACGACCACTCCCGGCGCCTCGGGCGAGGTGGGCGAGCGGGGCGCGACGACAGCCATCTACATCCGCGGCTACTTCTTCGGCTCGGACCTCCTGCAGGAAGGGGACGAGGGGGTGCTGGACGCGGGGGCCGTCGATGACCTCCGCGGCCGCTGGCTGAACGGCGGCCTGACCGATCCCGGCTCGATCTTCAAGTTCTAGGAGCTTTGACTATGCCAGCTTATGTCATCCCTACTACCGCCGCTCTGATGGAGATCGAGCAGGACCTTCGTCCGCGGCTGGAGCGAGATCGGCCGGTGTTCGAGATCATGCCCACGGAGGAGCGTGACGAGTTCTACATCGCCTGGGAGCAGCGGGACAACTACACCGGGCTGCAGCACCTGCGGGGCCTGGACGGCCCGCCCTCCCGCGTGCAGAAGATCGGCGCCAAGCGCTACCTGTATGAGCCCGGCGTCTACGGCGAGTTCATCCAGTTGAACGAGCGCGAGCTGACCGTGCCCGTGCGCGCGCTCGGGACCTGGGGGGACCGGATGGACCTCTCCCAGGTGATCTTCGGCCACCAGGAGCACCTCCTCCAGCGCCAACTGGACCGGATCGAGTCGATGATCTGGATGCTCCTTACGACGGGCACCTTCACGATCACCGACAACGGGGTTACCCACCAGGACAGCTTCGACCTGATCACCTACGATGCCTCCACATGGGCGACGATCGCCACCGCGACCCCGCTCGCGGATCTGCGCGCCGTCGCGCTCCTCTCCCGCGGCCATTCCGTCAGCTTCGGCGCGGGCTCCGTGGCCTGGATGAACCAGACTACCGCGAACAACCTCCTGGCGAACCGCAATGCCACGGACATCGGGGGCCAGCTCTCGGTGACGATCGCCGGCGTGCAGCCCTTGACCCGGAGCCTGGAGACGATCAACCAGTTCTTCATCGGCCAGGGCTTGCCGTCGATCCGCGTCTATGACGGCGGCTACCTGGATGACGCGGGCGTGTTCACGCTCTACATCCCGGACGGCAAGGTGGTGCTGGTCGGCCGGCGCGCCGGTAACCAGCAGCTCGGCGTCTATCGGTTCGTCAGGAACGCCACCAACCCCAGCATGGGACCGCAGCCGTATATGATCGTCGTCGATCACGGGGAGGACCGCGTTCCCAGGACCATCGAGCTGCACGCCGGTCACAACGGGGGACCGTGCTTGTTCTATCCGGGCGCTATCGCGATCCTGGATGTGAGTTGATCGATTAGGCGAGTTATGCCCAGACCACGCTATCCCATTCTCGGGGCGCTCTTCGCCCTCTCGCTCCTCTTTGTGCCGAGGCCCGCGGGCTCCCAGGCCCCGATGCCGCAGGACAACAGCAATATGCTGCTCGGCAACCCCAGCGGAGCGACGAAGGATGATGAGCGTCCCGAGAACTACCTGCTGGAGCGCCGCCAGTATGCGCTCTCCTACAACTACAAGACGCGCGGCCCCAACTGGGTGAGTTGGCACCTCGGCGCGGAGGACTTGGGGACGACGGAGCGCACCAACAAGTTCGTGGCCGATCCCGACCTGCCCCGCTCCTGGCGCATTGACGCGGACGCTTACAAAGGGAGCGGCTATGACCGCGGCCACCAGTGTCCTTCCGGCGACCGCACGGCGACGCGCGAGGATAACCTCCCCACCTTCTTCATGAGCAACATGCTCCCCCAGGCGCCGGATTTGAACCGCGGGCCGTGGGAGAAGCTGGAGAGCTACTGCCGGGACCTCGTAAGGCGGGACGGGGACGAGCTTTACATCACCGCCGGCGGCGGCGGCTCATTGGGTGTGATCCCGAAGCGGCCCGGTCCCGTGCGTATCGGACTGAACGTGCCTGGGGTCTGCTGGAAGGTGGTCGTCGCGCTCCCCCAGGGAGACGGCGACCTGGCCCGTGTGAGCGGCGAGACGCGGGTCGTCGCCGTCTCCCTCCCCAACGACGGAAGCGTTCACGGGCAGCGGTGGGCCGATTACCGGGTGAGTGTGGATCAGGTGGAGCGCATCACCGGTTACGACTTTCTCGGCAACGTTCCCGCGGCCCTTCAAGCTGCGATCGAGGCGAAGCCGGACGCTGTGAGGGTTCAGTGAGGATTTCCCATGCCGTTTGAAGATTTTACGATTACCAAAGCGCGCGGGACCGCGGTCACGCTGGGGCTCGTCGTGAAGACGGGGACCACCCCGCTGGACATCACCGGCTGGACGGCGCTGGAGGTCTGGGCCAAGGCGACGTTGACCGCCAGGGATTCCGACGCGATCGTGAAGCTCGCGCTGGGCACCGGCGTCACGCGGGCTGTGGGCACGGCAGGCGTCGCCACAGCGGTCATCCCCGCCGAATCGTCCCAGGCGCTCCCCAACCGCGAGAAGACGCTCTACGTGGAGGTCCGCGGCGCCGATGCCGGCGGCGTCGCCTATTCGCTCTCGCGCGGTAACGTGAAGTTCACTCCGGTAACGGTCTCGGCGCCGGTGTTCAAGCCGACCTCGATACCGGGTCTGAAAGGCTGGCTGAAGGGGGACCTTTCCGTCTACAAGGATGCGACACTCTCCCAACTGGCCGCGGTGGACCTGGACGGCGTGGGCGGCTGGAAGGGGGCGGGGGGCAACACCCGCGCCTTCATCCAGGGCAAGAGCGTGAAGCAGCCCACCCGGCGCCTTGCTACCCTGAACGCGCTCGCCACGGTGCGCGGGGACGGGGTGGACGACTTTCTGCAGGGGCCCAAGCTCTCCACGTTCATCACCCCCTCGGACTGCACGGTGTTCATCGTCGGCCGCGCCACGGTGGGCGCCGCGGGTACGGATGTGGACGCCTGGCCGGCGTTCTTCTCCGACCAGGCGCAGGGGTTCGTGATCGGCGTGGGCGCAACCCAGGTAGGCATCAGCAACACGACTGCCGTTGGCCGCGACCAGGCCAAGGCCAACATGACGCTGAACACCTGGGGCGTGATCGAGGCCCGGCACGGGGGCGGCAACATCGGCATCCGCGTGAACGGGGGTACGGAGGTCACCGCGGCCTCGGGCAACACCCTGCCGACGCTGGGCGGCACGACGCTGAACATTCCCGCCAGTATCTTCGGGGCACTCGGCGCGCCGGCGTTCCTGGCGGGCGACATCGCGGAACTCTTGATTTGGAACGTTCACCTCACCGATCCGCAGAAGGCCGGCGTCCGCACCTATCTTTCGCAGCGGTGGGGCATCCCCGCGTTCAACGCGACGGTGACACCGAGTTAAGGAGCCGGGAATGGAAGACCAGCGATATATCCTGAAGAAGTCGGGCGTCTTGAAGCCGCCCAAGGCGAAGCGGGAGTTCCAGGCCGGCGACATCGTGACCGTGGACGATTTCGAGCAGTGCCCCGAACTGTTCCGCTCGCTCGCCGTCTCGGGCGGGCTCGTCCTTCACGAGACGGAGCATCACGGCACCCGGCGGTAGGAGCGATTTCGGGCCGGAGGTCGGCATCGCGGTGCCGGCGGGTTACACCGGGTAGCTCCCGGTTCCCCTGTCGCGGTAGCTTTTCAGCTTCAAAGCCGTTGGTGTCAGCCGGCCCGAAACCATAGGAAGAGAAAATGTCAGAAGAGTTCATCGTCCAGCGCACAGGCGTTCTTGGCCCACCGAACACCGACCGGATGTTTATGGTCGGGGAGACGGTGACGGCCGAGGACTTCGCACGCTGTCCGCACATGTTCGCCAAACTGAAGGACCGGGGCTCGGTCGTGGTTGCTGATGCCGCCGCCGCCGCCGCCGGCCGCAAAGTTCGCGAGGAGAACGACAAGCGGTATCTGGGCGTCCCGGCGGATACCCCGCGCCCCGAAGTGCTGGCGATCCTGAAGGAGCGGCACGACGCGCTGGAGGAGGAAGCAAAGCCGAAGCCGGTCCCCACCGCGGCGGTCGAGGTTCCACCGGAGCCCGCCCCGACCCTCGATGCCGCACTCCCTGCGCCCGATCCGAACGAGGCGGCGCTTCGGGCGCAGGGGAGAAGCGAGGCGGAAACGGCGGCTCGGAACGAGGGGCCGCACCAGGCGCAGGCGGTCGCGGAGGCGAAGGCGGCGGCGGCTCCGTATCGGGTGCGCCCGCGCGACAAGGGGGAATAAGTGCCCGATGTTCCCGAGCCGCTCTCCGCGGAAGAGCAGCAGCAGTTGATCGCCCAGGAGCTGGATAAGGAGAACGATCCGGCGTTCATGCAGTTCATCATGGCCTGGTGGCCGCACTACGCCGTCTATGCGCGGCTGGACTTCCACCTGCCGATGCTCTACGTCAAGCGCCGCGCGATCGGCTGGCTGAAAGGCCGGCTGCGGACCGCCAGGGATTGGAAGAACGCCGACCAGCAGCAGAAGGACAGCCAGCTGTTGAAGACGCTGACCGATATGGACAAGGAGATCCAGGAGGAGATCGACGTGATCGTGGGCCGCACCAGCAGCCGCCCGCCGGTTATGGGTGGGCTCATCGTGGGCCGCATCCCCACGGGCGGCGGCGGCTCGCCGCTGATTCCTCCGTAAACCGCCATGCCCGTCGTTGACGGCGCGACGTATCCGCTGAACTACGCGCAGGAGCGCTGCTATAACAAGCGGGCGCAGATTTTCAAGCCGTCTTACCCGGTGCTCCTGGGTAATCCCCAGGGCCAGACCTGGGAGTTGGTAGTGGAGAACTGCCCGTTCTATCACAAGCAGGCGAGGGGATTGGACGAGGCGTTCCCGATCGGCCGCGTCGATCAGGACCTGACCTTCACCACCGAAGTGCTTCACTTCCCGCTGGACGCGAACGTCGATCAGGGCTACTGGGTGCGGGACGTATCCCGGAACAGCTATCCGGATGGGCCGAAGCACCGCAATTACGGCCGCTTCTATGTCTGCCGCGGCAACCCGTCGTGGTTCGAGCCGGTGGAAGGGGTGCCCCAGGGCTACCAGATATTCATGGGTTCGATTGAAGCGTCGCCGCCACCCGGTATCCAGGCGATCATCGACGTTCTGGAGGCGGAGCCGTGAGGAGGTGCTCGGACAGGATAGTGCTCGGCCCTCGGTGCTCGGTGCTCGGCTGGGAGGGGAGGGGAGGGGAGGGGAGGGAACAGACTTGCCTTTGTCGAGCCGAGCACCGAGCACCGAGGGCCGAGCACCCTGTCCTCCGAGCACCGAGCACTGGAGCGCAGCGACATGCCTCTAGAGGATTACACCCCGGCGGCGATCAATGCGGTAGAGGCGGCGATCCTGGCCGCCTGGCCGGAGACGACGCCCGCGGGGGTGTGGGAGCTGCTGGAAGCGGAGCGGGTGGCGGTGGAGAACCTGGGTCTCCCGCGTTCGCACATCGACCTGCCCGTGGCGGAGCCGTGGAACGATGGGCCGATGACGGCGGTGGCTTACGAGCAGGCGGTCCTGGCCTACTACATCGACCGCACCTCGGGCGGCGCCAGCGAGCCGTTCCGATCGAAACTTAAGGCCCTCCAGGACCAGCTCTTGACGGAGGGGCTGGTCGATCCCGAGACGGGAACGGAGTTCACGGTGCTTCAGGACCGCTTCCGCATGGACGTTCACGCTTCCTTTCGGGACGGGGAGATCCAGCGCATCCTCCTGATCCGTAACAACGCGATGCAGGCCGGCGCGCTGGCCTTCTCCTTCCTCATGGGAGACTATCCGCACGATGGCGTTTGACTTCCCGAGCATCACGAGCCATACCAACCGGTTAGGCGAGGGAGTGGAAAGCCTGGGGCAGCAGGTGGGCCGGCTGGAAGCCGAGGCCGAGCGGCTGGTGAAGGCGCGTCTGGTGAAGCTCTCCGGCGGCCCGTATTCCGCCGCCGCCCTTCGGGCTATGGGCCATCCTTACAGCCGCCGCCGCCCGCACCCGCCCGCCGCGCCATACATCGTGAACGTGCAGAGCGGGCAGTTCCGCCGCTCCTGGCGGGTGAAGGCTCGCATGCAGGGCGGCGATCTGGAGATCATCGTGGACAACACGGCGCCCTATGCCCGGTATCTCTTCGATGGCACGTCTCGGATGATCGCCCGCCCCATTCGGGAGAGGGTAGCGGCCGAGGTGCGTGAGTGGCTGGGACGGTGGCTCTCGGGCAGGCTGGCGGCGGCGGCTGGAGGTCGATGATGAACGCACCGAAGCAGCAGAAGTTCCGGCTCACACGAGCAGCGGCGGGGGCGGGGATGATGGGGGGCGGAGATGACCTTCTCCCGCTGGAGGAGATGGTGATTGCGCTCCCCGAAGGCGCTGCGCCGCCGGACGGGGCGGAGGCGGTGCCGGCCAATACGAATGTCCACGGTTGGCGGCCGGTTGACCAGAGGGAACCCTGATGCCAAACTTTCTGCTTGGTCCGTTTGAACGTGGCATCGATACCTCGATCCTCACGGTCCAGGGGTTTACCCCAGATGCCGGCGGTACCCTCCTTCCAGACACCTCCGGGGGCGCTTTGAGGCTCTATTCGACGGTCGAGAGCGTTCGTATCCGCCTGGCGAATCGGTTGGTAAACCTGTCGCCCATGACCCGCCGGCAGGAGAACAACGTGCCGGTGGAGACCGGCACGACAATGACCTTCAACGGCCTCATCTTGAGAGGTCTTGTCAATCCTGCGCGCAAGATGGCGAAAGGATTCGATTACGTGTTAGTCATCTGGAAAGAGGGGACGGTAACGTGGTCATTTATGGGCGTCATTGAGAACTACGAGCAGGACGTAAGTAAAGACGCTTCCCGCTACACGCTCTCGGTGCGTCACGTGGACGATTACAGCGTCGTGGACGGCAATGGTAATCCAATCGGCAACCAGGTCAGTAACCCCAGTCTGGTGGGGGATGTCGCGGGAATTCTCTAATGCCCAAACTGGACGTGCTTTCCCTGTTTACGGTGGCCGCCGCGGTGGAGACGCGCGAGTTCACCGATCCCCAGCAGCCGGGCGCGGTGCTTATCCTTACACTGAAACGGCCGGAGTTCCCGGACTACGCGCTGGCGCAGGAGCGCGCGGCGGAGCTGGCTGCCGTGTGGGTGCCCACGAAAGAGCGTCCTCACCCGCCGCCATGGCCGCCGCCGCCGGCCGAGCCGATCCGGTGGAGCAACCGGCTCTGCCAGGTGCTGGGGCTCCTGGAGGCGCTCCAGAGCCCGGAGCAGGCCGGCGACTTCTACGACGCGCTGGACTTGGCCGTGCTCTCGGTGCGGATGCCGAGCGCGTGGGAGGGGCTCTCGGCGTGGGTTCAGGAGCTGGAGCGGTCCTACCAGGCGACACCGGGAAACGGCTCGGCGGCGCGCGAGGAGACGTCCTCCGCGCCGCCTGCGACTTTGGTCGAACTCACCCCGGCGTCCACTACTATTACGCCGACGCTCTCTGGAGCATAAACGAACAACTGTCGGGCCGGGACGGGCTTTCCCTCCCCCGTCTCGGCCCGGCCATCCTGGCGGATTACGTGGCCTTGGCACAGGACCGGCCCCCGGAAGCGGGGAAGCCGACGACGCTGCAGCAGATATTGACGACAGGGCTCATCGATGGCAGCACCGATCCGGATTAACGTCAAGGAAATGGCGGAGATGGAGTCGCTCCACCGGAAGCTTTCGGGCGAAGCGGCCGGTCAGAGCGCGGCTCCGTCCACCGCCGCCAAACAAGTAGCCCAGACGGCCGCCACGAAGGTCTCCGTTCCCGACCCGAGCGCCTGGGCGAGCGCTTTCGCCCAGGCGCACACGCAGGCCCAGGCCAGGACAGGGCAAATGGCGATGCTTGGGCTCTCCGCGGTCCACGCGGGGCTCGGGGCGGGGCAGGGAATAGGCGCCGGCGGCATCGCCTCGCAGTTGGCCGGCTGGACGCAGTTTGCGGGGCTGTTGGGCAAGGTCAACCCCGTGCTCTTCGGGGTGACGGCGGGCCTGGGCGCGCTGGCCGCCGCGACGGTGGGCGCGGCGCAGCGGCTCACGGAGTTCGGGCTGGGCCAGATGCAGACGGGCGGCACCGCCGGCCAGACGCAGATGGGCCGCACCCTGGCCGGCGCGCTAGGGCTCGATCCCAATGCCTTCGCCGGGCTCGCGGGTGGCTTACGCCAGCGGGTCGCGACCGATCCGATGGCAATGGCCGCCGCCGGCCGGCTTGGGCTGCGCTCTCTGCCGAAAGGCTTCGGGGACGTGAACGAGGCGAAGCTCCTGCTGGACGTGATCAAGGGCATCCGCGCCGCGCCCTCGGACGCTGCCGCCCGCCAACTGGCGCAGCGGACGGGGACAGAGGAGCTTCTGGGCGCGCGCTTCTTCTCGCCCGAGATGATGGCGAAGTTGGAGGCGTTCGCGGGCGCGACGAGCAAGGCGTTCACCCCCGAGGCGATCAGTCGCGGGCAGGAATTTAACAACCTGCTCTCCCAGGTCAAGGAAGGGTTCGGAGCACTGGTGGTCACCGTGGGCACGCCGTTCCTGGGAGCTATCAACGCCGCTATCAAGGCGCTGCCGACGCTCGGGGATGCCCTCGGTATGGCGTTCATCCCCGGCTACCAGGCGCACGGGGCCGGCAAACCGCAGACGATTGCCGAGCAACAGTTGGAGCAGCAGAAGCGCACCGTGGAAGAGTTGAAGCTCGTGCGCCAGGGCCTCTACGGCGGGATCGCCCCAGCCGCTGGTGCGCCCCCGCCGGGGAGCACTTGGCACACGAG